TTAGCCCATCGGTATATTACTCAAGAAGCTTTTAACCATAAATTTAGTAACATTCGTGACTATTATGATGGACAAAAACATCGGTTAGATATGTTGGTACTTAGTATGGAGAAAAACCAAAAACAATTCGTCGAAATTGATCAGAAGTTAGCTAATATTTTAAAGTTACATCCGATAAAATCACATGTAGAAAAGAACATACATAGTATACCTTCTAATCTTGAAATTAAAACAAATCAATTTGAAGTGGACCAAGAAGGCAGCGTTAAACGGTTGCCCGACACTATATTTAAGGATAAGCAGTTGGGTATAAGTAGAAACGCAGCCAATTATGGAGACATAGCAAATGTTGTTGTTCATTCAGGGGAGGTCGTAAGTATACCAGCTATTGTTGTCAAAACTACAGCCGAAATTGGGAAAAGAAAAGCCAAAAGACAAAGACAAAAATTGAGTCGATTGGAAAAATTATCACTAGAATCCAATACTAGTTCTGAAGTGGGAGGAACTGAATTAAAGACAAAGCTTGCGAAATACAAGGCTAAAGTTGATAAGGAGGTTGTGAGTGGAAAGAAGGAGGAAGCGATGGACGTTGCGAGTCCTATCAAAGAAACTCGAACCAATAAGAACCAGTTGAAGGGCAGTGAATTAATCCATAAAGAGACAATTCTCATTGGAGCAATGCATGTTAAGAACATTTATGGAAACTATTATGATTGGTCTGATGATTTAGAATTCTCAAAACAGTCAAAAGTTGTGGGACAGAGTTCTTGTAAATTCAGATCACCGGTTCCGTATGCTGAAACTAAATTTTGGAAACAAGCGTGCGATATCAAGCCAACCTTACGAAAGTATGGTTGGCCTGATAGAAGTTGCGAGGCGGAAAAAGTTAGTTTTAAGCTACAGTGTGATCGTCATGTGTGTAGTGGAAATAGAGTTGTTCCAACTGAATTTCAAAGAAAGACAGTTAGAGATATTCAACGAAAGTTTTATATGTCTCATAAACTGCCTCGATTTTGGAAAATGTTCGATTGGGAAACAATGCAGTCAATTGTTGATGAATTTAAACAGTATGTGAAACCTGATTCAAGTCCTGGTGTTCCATATTCTATGACAGCTGATCGTAATGATCAGTTGTTTGAAAAATTGGGAGATCGGTTCAATGGAATAGTGTTAGGACGGATTAAAGCTCGATTGTATACATCACTTGAAGATGCTCGAAATATGAGCTCAAAGGATCTTATAGACAGTGGTCTTATGGATCCAGTGCGAGTATTCGTTAAGGGGGAACCCCATAAACAAGCAAAGATACAAGAAGGTAGAGTCCGTTTGATACATTCAGTTTCAATAGCTGATAAATTTATAGAGATGCTTTTGATGAGACATCTAACCAAATTGGAAATTGCCAATTGGAAGAAAATTCCATCTAAACCAGGAATAGGCTTTACTCAGGAAGACAATGAAGCAGTGTATGAAGATGTAGTTGGTAAACCGTGTCCTATGAGAGCTTCAGACGTTGAGGGCTGGGACTGGAATGTTGATCAGTGGCAACTCGAAGAAGATGCCGAAGGAATGATAGATCTCTGTGAAGATAAGGACGATCCATTAGCAGACACTTGGAAACATCTAATTCGCATTAGTGCGATATTAGAAGGGAAAAGTGTTTATCAGTTTTCTGATGGAATGATGGTTTTGAATTTATTTTTAGGGATTGTGAATTCTGGAAAGTTTAAAACTAGTAGAGGTAATTCAGCAATGCGAAATTTCTTAGCCATATTGATTGGAGCAATTCATAATATATGTGCTGGAGATGATGCGGTTGAACAGGATGTCGCTGACGCAATACAAAAATATGCTCTGTATGGGTTCAAAATCAAAACTTATGATTTGGTTGAGGACTCATTTGAGTTTTGTAGTCGCGTTTATCAAAAGAATAAGTCTTGGCCAGTCAATTTGGAGAAGATCTTAATGAATTTGTTGCACAATATACCGAAAGAT